CAAAAAAAAGTTGTGCCGATGCGAAAAAAAACCCAAAAACTAATAAAAACTAAAAGTGCGTTTAAAAACAAATTTTTTTTCTATAGAATTATTATATAGAAGAAAAAGTTTATTTTCTAAAAATGCCAATTAAAAAAATCAAACTTTCTGAAGCAACTGGTATGGTTTTAAACAACATACTTGGTACATTAATAACAGAAACTGAACAACTACTTGAAAAAAACGTTAAAATAGAACATCAAAACAAAATGTTCTATCCATTGTGTCAGTTAAATTATATCAGAAGTCTGGCAAAAGAACATGTATTTAACGATAACAGAACAGATAGTTTATTTTTCCTAAATAAAATCAAAAAAACAAACAAACATTTTAAAAGAGATTGTAAAAAAGAATATGAACCCGGAGATCTTAAATTCATGGAACAGAACCCAACAAACCTTCCCGAACACGATTAATAAAATAATTTAAATTAATTAATTAAATTAATTTAAATCACAACACAATATTTTGATTTTGTACCATTATCACCATCAAAATATATGATTTTATCGTTCCTTTAAATAAACGTTCGTTTAGTTCTCGCATTTTATATATCGCGTACACTATTTTTTTATTATAATATTTCATACAGTAAATAAAGTCATCTATTTTATCAATTCTTTTATATTCATCTTTACAACACCGAACTCCGAAATGATCGCGTAAATATTTACGAATCGTAAAAGGAACTATGCATAGACATGTTTTTTTGATATCATTTATATATAATATTCGAGCCATAGCGACGATTTTATTTATTAAAAAACCGTCGAGCATTTCAAAATAAGACTTCATATATATTAATGTTTGACTTCTTTTTCAAAAGTATTTATTTTTTTATGATATGCATGATTAGCATTTTTGATATCTTTTTTTTGTTTATTTATTTTTTCATATAAATTATTCTCATATGCAATACGTTCCACGTAATGCATATCAATGACCCTGTTTAGGATATCCCTATAATAAATTGTCATATTTTCATACATTCTATTTATCCCATCTCTTGTTTCTTTATTATCTATTGTGGACAATAATTTGTTCAGTTTATCATTTGGGCTTTCCATATATATTTACACAACATATTAATTATACATAATACGTGGCGTTAAAACCGGCCCCCATGCTCTCTTGTCCCGCAAAATTATGCGAATTTGATGTGTAATAAATTGATCCAACGCCACTTGTTGTTATATTCAATTCTCCGACAGCATATACCCCATTTGACATTGTTTTGATTAAAATATTTGTAGTTGTTGTAGTACTATAAAAACCAGTTGGGAACGGGTCAACAAATTGAATAATAGCATCAACACCATTATTTTGCGATGAATACCAAGGCATAACAACACAGCAGTGGTCCCCTATTTTATTAAAGGTCACTGTAACTGCATCATTCATTGGTAATAATAATGTGCCCGACATAACCGTACTTGCTCCAACAAATGCATTTTTTGATATATATAAATTCCCACCAATGCCAACACCACCAGTTACAATTAAAGCCCCAGTTGTAGTGCTTGTGCTATTATTAGTGGAAAGGATCATTGCATTCTTACTGATATAGGCGCCGCCCATCGTATATAAGCTCCCCATACCATTGCTTTGCGCTTCATTCAAATTTGTAGCGATTATTTTATATGAACTCATAACCGGATTTGGTGCATAGCTTACATTTGCAAAAGATGCAGTATGCAACAGCACTTTAAACAACTGCAAATTGCGAATACTGAAACCATAATTTGCGTTGCTTGCAAATGTTAATGTTGTTGTAAAAACTCGTGTTAATGCCGGCAATGTTTGAACTGTATTTGCTATCAATGCACCATTTTTAAACATATAATAATTTCCGTTAGTGCAATCATAATCAAATTCGATCGCATACTCAGTACCAGCATTCCACCCGAGATAATCAAATGTTAATGATGAGGGATTGTTTACACTGTCTCTGATATTCAGACCGTTCCTATTATCACCGTTCTGATAATATGTTAATTCATTTGCACTTCCAATTGTTCCAAAAGTAAATATTTTCTGTATTTGACTACCATTGTAATTCGGGGTAAATAGGAAACGAATACTACCCAAATTTGGATGGTCAGTGTTTGCATCCATATTGTAAATAATTGACGAGGACACCCCAAGCGTGCATAATCCACCTGCAATAGTCACTGTGCCACTTGTTGTTGCTACATTTGGTAGAGTGCATAGTGTATAATTCGCGGGGGTAAATACAGCCAATTCGGCGCTAAACTCAATATTTTCAGGTTGTTGACAGTAGATAGCCCCGGAGTACATATTGCACCCACAACCAATACCACCCCCAACAACCAAAGATCCGGTTGTGATACTTGATGACCCAGAAATTCCACTTATATTTACATTTTTAACAATACCCACACCACCAGTAACAAGTAATGATCCAGTTGTTGCACCACTTGAGTTGATCGTCCCAGTGACATTAACGACATCAGTATTGGCAAAAGTAAAATTATTACCAGAAGTATCGACCGTTAAAGCACCAGCACTATTTACATTAAAGGTACTGTAATATGTGCCATCTCGCCCAAGTGTCAGTTGATTTGTTGCAGTGCTTAAAATTGTTGTTTGACCAGCGCGCAGTTGTTTGGCAACAGCAACCCCGCCCGCAACAACAAGAGATCCGGTTAATGTACTTGTGCTATCATATGTATAATTCAAAAATGTCGGGGCGGCATCAGTTATATGACCATATAGCGTGATTGTATTACCTAATATTGTGTTTGATAACCCCAAAAGATTATCATGAAAATTAATTTGCGGGACCACACTTGTTATATTCTTGCTTGTAGTGATAGTTTGCACTCCTTCAATGCGACACTTCCCCAAATTCGAATAGCCATTTGATGCCCTAAATGAAATTTGATATATAGCAACAAACTCCACCGGACCCAATGACGAGATAACTTGAGACCCGAAAACTTCTGCCTGACATGCCGATAAGCTCGAATAGGTATTTTGACCCGGTTTTATAAATATTTGTGTTGCAGTAGTTAGTGATGGTACGGCAATAACATAATAATTGCAATAGTTGCCATTTGTCAAAGGGGTCATAGTCCAAGAACCGCCTGTGTACTGATTATAATTTATAAATCCAGTTGTCACATAGTAAAAAGGCACTGTAAATGTCGAATATGTCCACACAGCGCCTGCACCTGTCAAACGAGACACATTATAAGAACCGGCACTTAATGCGCTTATATTTGTCAAAAGTGTCTCATCACTTACAATACCTGATGTGAGTGTTATTTGGTTATCACTATCAACCGGAGAAGGTGGGGACAAGTTATACCCGCCAAGTGTGCACCCACTATACAAAAACATACCAATCATCTGGTGGAGTTCTGAATGGGTCGCTACGTCCATGCTTGAAGCATGGCGCTCTTCGTTTGCCCAAGCATGTGTAGCATCTAAAAACGTAACAACCGAACAAGTAGCAGTTGTAAAATATGATGGTCTACTGGTTGACATTGCGAATGCCCCGTTGCCTGGTCCTGAAAAGTAGAAATAGTAATTCCCCGCAGTATTTGCATGTGTCAACGTTTGCGGCGTGATATACACATAACGTACACCTGATATCCAAACCGTAAAACTTGTTGTTGTTGGTGTAATTGTAAAAATACGTGTTGACGGATCATATGTTATTGTACTGTCTGTCTGATTTTCGAACCCATTAGGTGCAGACATTGGGATATTTTGGGTCATGATAGCATTACGTACATAGGCAGTCGTTGCTAGAGATGTTGTATTATCAATATAATTTTGAGTTGTCGAAGTGCCTGTTATTGCACCATTCATATTTCCATATAAAGTGCCGTTTAATCTCACATCACCGGCAATGCCAACACCACCAGCAACAGTTAATGCGCCGTCTGTATAAGTAACAGAATTAAGACTTGAAGTGATTGTTGATGAATATAAGCGACCAACCCCAAGAGTTGAAATATCACCATATACATTTACATTATGTCCAACTCCTAAACCACCTGTCAAGACCAAACACCCTGATGTATAATTAGTCGATGGGATCATATTTGTTATTTTTTCGCTTGGACAATTTATTGTTCCTCCAAAAAATGCCGATTTTGCCACTCCCAATCCGCCTGATATTATCATGCTTCCCGAATCTGTACTTGTGCTTTCTGTTGTTGGGGTTATTATTTTTCCATTAATATTTCCACCAACAAATAAATCACCAATTATCCCACAACCTCCTGTAACTCTTAAAGCTCCCGTGATCGAATCTGTCGCGACTAATGGCGACAAAAAAGACCCATAACCTCCAACATTTAATCTATTCACTATTCCTTGCCCACCCATTATAACCGATGCCCCAGATGTCACGGATGTTGATTCATCTGTCGCAACAACTACTTCTTTTTGTTCATATATTATGTTTTTTGTTGTTATTGTTCCCAATACATTGAGATCACCAGATATACCAACCCCACCAGTGCATATTAATGTTCCTGTTGTGGCATTTGTACTCACTGTTGATGCAGTTAATATTAACTGTCCATCTATTCCGAAATCACCATCAACGTTTATGCCTCCGTTTATATCAAGGGCACCGCCCAAACTCAGATTTTTTGCAATTGCACAACCACCATTGCATATTAATGAACCCGTTAAAGTATCGGTTGATTCATCTTTCCCATCAATCCAAATATTACCAAATATTGTTTTTAGAGAGTTATAATATTCTAATTGTGCGATAGCCATATCAACGTATTATATATTAACATAACACATTTAATTTAAAAATTTACATTGCATAAGTAATTGAACATTTATAAACCCCAGCATTTCCAGACGCCGAAAAATTAGATGAAGCCCCAGAATAAAAAACTATTGCGCCATCCGATTGAATTTTAACAGTACCAATGGTCACAGCACTATTACTCATAATGTAACATCCAGCGTAAACATCAACTGAAGGTCTAAAACGTACGGGAACTGATGCAGCAGCCATGAATAAAGTATACGCACCCGCAGAAGAACCAGAAAGGGCAGTAAAATTCATCACTACCAAACCATTAATTCTTGCAAATGTTCCCGTTAAATTAAGAGACACAAGAGCACCACCCACAGCATAAGAAAAGGGCGCTTCTTCATAATAATTAAGACTCGAAGGAGTCCCACCTGATGTTGGAAGGTATACATTACCTTCAGTTGTCAAATCTTGACAATGGATTTTATAACCATTGTTGCCAGTGAATAATTCGCGATCCGCCATACTTCAATATATAATAAGTAAATATTATTTTATAGAACATATATATATACGAAATGTCAATTGTTACAGTCTGCCCGAACATCGATTTAAATTTACAACATAAGGACGTTAAATTATTGAGTCCCAACGCCGTGACTATAAGGCAATGGATCTCAACGTCCTATAGCAACAATCAGGCGTCGTTTTCTATGCCTCCGCCGAGTACGTCAGTATTTATTGATCGTTGCTTCATGAAAGCAACCCCAGTGACAATTGCATATGCCGGAAGCACTACCGGATCTAATATGCTGCAGTTGGGTTACGATGCCCTCAGGGCGTATCCTATCGCTTCAATCACCAATAGTGACCAATTGACTCTTAATAATTCAACATTCACAATGCAAACTAGCGAACTTGTCCCGTATATGGCGCGTTATTGGAAAGCGGAACATTATAGTTCTTTCCCGTCATATCTCGATACCTACCAGGTATACGCCGATGGGGTTGCAGCAATTAATAACCCATTGGGCGCATACTTTAACGCCATTGATCACCACCAGCCCCGCGGAGGTTATCCAATGATCGTTGTTAATGCATCAACAAGCGCAAGCATTACAGCAACTATTTATGAACCAATATGGCTGCCATGCCTACACCGCAACTTCGAAAACGGGCTCGGATTCACTAATATTCGCACTTGCGATTTAGTGACAAATTATAACGCAAATCTTGCACGTATCGTTTCTCATGCCCTTTCACTTGCGACCATTTCAAGCATAACAGTGACAATGGGACAACCTATTGTGTATATGAAGTATAGCACCCCAAGTATGGGATATGTTCCGCCACCAGTCATGACATACGGAAGCGAAGATATTAACCGTTTCATTACTCCTTATGGCGCAACTTTAACAGCCAATTCGTCTGCTACTATCACTTCCACGAATATTCAATTGGGAGGGGTCCCCCGATGGGTACTCATTTTTTGCCGTGAGTCAAATGCAAATCTCACATATGCAAGTACTGACACTGCATGCAATATTTCTAATGTTTCAATTAATTTCGATAATCAGAGTGGGATTTTAAGTAGCAGTTCGGAAATGAATCTATATTTAATGAGTGCAAAAAATTGCCTACAAGACACATGGGAACAATATCACGGGGTTACCTCAAATCTTGCCACTCAAGTGGGAACAACCGGTTCATTCCTTAAATTATTCTTTGGGAAAGACATCCCATTGACACCCGGATCATATCCTGGGAAGATTGGGGCTTATAATCTTTCGATGAATGTGACGGTTAAGAATATTAACCAGAGCGCATCAATTACCGCACCTAATCTTTATATTATCACTTCTGTTCCGCAAAAACTACTTATTCACAATGGTGGACAAGTTGAAACGATACTGGGTATTGAAGAGAGGGGAGATGGCGAGTATGTGCAGTATGACAATGTTGTGAAATATTACGGCGGGTCTTTCCATTCTTTCGCCGCAAAAGTTGGTAAATTCTTTCGCCCAGTTGTTGATTGGCTCAAGAAGACCCATTTGATTAGCACAGTTGCATCATTCATTCCGCATCCACTTGCGCAAACAATCAGCGGGGTTGCGAGTCGTGCCGGGTTTGGGGATGGGGACGGAGACGGAGACGGAGGTATGACAGTTGGCGGACGTGTTGCGAGTCGCGCCGAACTCATGAAGAGAATTAAGAAGTACGGGTAAACCAAAAGAAAAAATAATTTTATAATTAATGATGTTTTTATTAAAATATCATTAAATAATTACGCAAATTTATTTTGCTTTTTTAATGTAAACATTAATTTAATAGTTGCATTGCCTCCAGATGGCACTTGCATAGGTGTGAAGATTTGCACCCCATTTCCAATGGCATCTGTTCCGGTTGATGTTGTATAACAATCCATTTTTATGGAATAAATAGCACTGTTAGAAATCATAGATACTTGTCTATATGGAACAATTGCATTATAGACAATATTATTATAATAAGTTGTTATATCTTTATCACTTGGCACATAATCTTGAATAATTGGCATTGTGGTTGAACTTCCAGAATATTCATTTGCAATAGGCAAATTAGTTGTTAAAACAATGCCATTTAAACCGGATGAGTAATTATCGAAACTCGGGGCTTGTTGGGTCATCTTTAAATAATTAGTATTAACTGTGTTGGTTTCATAATCAATAAATAATAGTGTGTATAATTGGGGGATTTTTTGCGAATCAGGTAAAGAACCATAAATAGGAAGGCCATATAACCAAGTCATTAACGCATTATCAACAGATATTGTTATAGGCAAAGAAATAGTTGATTCAAAATTGGCAGCCAATCCAGTTATTGATATTAATTTAGTCACGGGATCATATTCAAAAAATGGCATATCTGTTGTTGGTAAATGAACTATTCCATTTAATGCAGTATATAATAAATCTATTTGATTATTTAACATCTCCATCATTTGGAAAATGTCATAAATATGAGTATCCCCGGGAATTGAGGTGCGCGGAACATAAACCACCTGTTGAGTAACAGAGTGGGTATTATATGACATTGTCATATTATATGAAGTACCTGGCACATATTCCATTATTGGTGTTTCATAATTTGGTAATTTAAAGCGTACGACCGAGACGTCCCATTCTTGTGGATTCTGAATAAATGGGACCGTTAATTGTTGGTCAAACTTTAACGGTATACTCGTATTTGAACCGTTGTTCAACACTAAGTTGTAATATAGAGGCATTATATTATAACCAAAGATTAAAATGAATTATATATTTTAACTATCAAACTATCCCGATCCTTTACACCATTAAAGCATTTTTTAAAATCATCACAATGTATCTCGCTGCATATCATACGTACACCACACCAATGCCCGCAAGTTGATGTGTGATGAGATTGTAATTTATATTGATTATATATAACTGATTTATTTGTTTCGGACAATAATTTATCCAAATATGAAAAATCATGATGCATTGACTGAACATATGCTGGATCTGCCATTTTCAATTCTTTATCCGGAAACATTCCCAAAGGGTCAAAAAAATTGATACCTTCAGAATTTTCAAAAACACAACAAAAATGCCCAACCCGTGCCAATTCATATAATATCAATGTTCTGGGCAATAATTCATTTATATTTTTCACATTATGCATATTCTCATAAAGAATAAATCGACATCCAACCTTGCGGGTTATATCATCATCATTTAACGGAGTGTGTATACTCATATATATTTAAGTAAGATATATATGAATTTACAGGGTATGTTCGGGAAACATTAAATTATATGTCTTTTTTATCTCTTGTAATTTATTAAATAATTCTTTCAGTTCATCATATTGGGGTTTCATGTTTGCTTCAAAATGATGCCATTTGCGACGTCCGGAATGGTATTTTAAAAATGTCTCAGATGGTTGATCATCTTGACAATCTATTTTTTTTTGCATCATGTTATTGAAATAATATTTATCTCCTCCCAAATATTCGGTTTGTTTTATTTCTGCATCTCTAATTTCATTTTTAAGTTTCATATATTGCGCGGTAAGAGAATTAATGCCATATACCACTGTTTCTAATTCATTAAATGAATAAATTTTTGGGGTCTCCATTATATGTTATAACGAGATATTTATTTTAAACAGTTTAATTTAATTCTTATATATTTTAATAAATTTCTTTATTCATCATGAAGACCCCGCCTTCATACATTACGTATTGCGGATGCATACGCGATAAAATCATCCATCTGGTGGGCATTGATAGTAATTTATCGATGTACGCGGAAAACATACCCATGTGCTCTTTCAATAAATTATGGGTCTGATATCTCTCACATGCTTTCGGGAAAATAACATAAGAAGTAACGGTTGATAAAATAGGCTTGGTTTTCTTCCCCATGCGACATTCTTGATTGCAAAACATCACTGCAGTTCTATGATGCCTTCCATTCTTGCATAAGTCATCTAATAGAGCATATGCCTTCGCGGTTGCTTTCGGGAATTCGGAACTTTCGATATCATCAAAAATAACTAAAGAATTAGTGAAATCTTCCAATTTAAATGGGTCTTTTATTATATCATCTGTGATCGGAATGTGAATATAATTAGACATATCATTTTTCAACGTTTCATCTTGTTCGTGTCTTGTAAATAAGAAAACCCGGAAATTATCGTACATGGCGTGATACATTTTAACTTGTTCATTTATCCAATATGTTTTTCCACACTTTGGGGGACCCGTTATAAGTATTATTTCATGTTCTTCAATGGGTAGCGGAATTTTTATAAGTTGTTCTTCTGGTTTTAATGTTATGCTTGGTTTGGTATCCATTGTGATGCTTGATTTTTTAGGGCATACACCCTCGTGACTCAGATGATATATGAGTGTTCCTTTCGATGCCATCACTTTTTTACAATATGGACATTTATAGTTGGTAGAATGGATATTTGACTTTGGTATTTCTTGGAATACATCACTATCGGGTAATAAGTAAATCACACGTTGCGATTCCCTTATTTTTGCTATAGCGATCGCATTTCTTGAATCTTTAAAAGTTAAAGACATATATATTATGTATCGATAATATATAATGGATTCACCTTTTGTTAAACTGTTAAAAACAAAAGAATATTACACAAAAGATATCGACAAGCAAATTAAAATTTACACACTCGATAAAAATGATGAAGCTGGAGCTTTCGTTATCGGATCACTGTCTTATAAGTCAGGCAATGCGTCAGACGTTGACTTATTCGAAAATATATTTCGCGATCATATTGATGAGGTTGTCGGATTATTTACACGAAACATTAAACGAATAGTTGCAAAATTACAAAAAAGCAAACATCAGTATTTTTTGGAAGTTAAACTGGGTGTGGACCATTTGTACAGTAAAATAAATATTGGAACTTGTGATCATGATGTGTTCACGGTTGCTGATGGATTATTCGAAACACTCGCAAATATCTATCACAAAAAAGGATTCATACTTTCAGATGATTATGAAATAATTAACAGAATGAGACTGCACGAACCCAAAAACCAATTCTGTTTTGAAACTATCAAAAAAGTCATAAGAAAATATGCTGTTTTAAGATGGACCGCAAAAGAAATCGAACAAGGTTATAAATGGTTATTTAATGAAAATGATGTAAAATATAAATATACAATTGAAGAAGCAATAAAAGATAAAGGACAAGTAAATATAGAGGGAATATTTATAAATGGTGATAATAAATATGTTGATTGTTCTAATTTTTTTGTTTTAGTATATAAAGACGAACAAGGACATGAGAAAGTTTTGAACCTTCCGGATGCAGCACTTTACGACGCAGTAAATTATCGAAAGGAAAATTTAAAAACTTCAATGTATACACTTATTTATTCTTCAATAGATCCGAATTGGTTTAAAGCACTAAAAAGAATGTTAAGTTATGGGAAATCATTTGAAGATATAGAATTAATTAAAAAAGTTTATCCAATAATTAACTCCCAAATGGGGGTTGCGTATAATCTCATGTCTCAATTAAAAACATGTTCAAAAATATTAAAAGAACATAATAAAAAATACATGTACAAAAATACATTATATCATACACTTGATGCAATCAGATTTAAATTACAAGAACTAATATTTGTCAGTTATGATTTTTCTGACGTGATTGATTTAATTAATATTGCAGTATCAAATGTTGAAAAAATAAAAGAAAGTGAATTAGTTGAAATGATTAATATTATAGCCAAAAGTTTGTTAAAATATTTAAATCAACAAACTAAGATCGAAATGTCTAAAATAGGATTATACCCATTACCTTATAATTTAATGCCGGAAGTAAAACCATATTAATTTTATAGTATGAAATAAATTTTTATTTTATTTCTTTATTGATTTCTTCGCTACCTTCTTTGGCTTCGCTGCCTTCTTTGGCTTCGCTGCCTTCTTTGGCTTCGCTGCCTTCTTTGGCTTCGCTGCCTTCTTTGGCTTCGCTGCCTTCTTTGGCTTCGCGTATTTTATCGCCATTTTCTTAACAAATTCACCATATGTTTCATCTTGAGTACGTTCTGAATAATGATCCTTTAAAAATTTATTCCAATTATTCGGCGCCCTTTTAACTCTCGCACGTTTGGCAATAGCTGCGGGGGTCATCAATGGATAACTGCGCGGAGAACCTGGGTATCTTTCTTTTTTGGGTGCTCGCTTACGTTTCGCAATAACACTTGACATTGTTGTCCCAATTGGATATCCCGCTGGTGTATCTTTTTTTTCTTCTTCGTCCCACATTTCTAATGCTTGTTTATTTGTATACCCTCTTTTCATCAATTGCATTATATAACTGAGAGCGGCTTCAGAGAAGGTGTTATATTTCGCAGTTCTATATTTCCCCCCATCTCCGGATCCTTTGTGTTTTATTTTTGGATATTTGCGAAGTGTAATTTTTTTTTTATTTTTTTCTTCTAATGCCCACAATTTATTGGCTTCTGACGGATCATAACCCTTTTCTCGTAAGTTTTCCAAAAAAATAATTTGCGCTTGCATTTTTTTGGTTTTCATCAAATTTTTCGCTTTTGAAGGGGTATAGCCTCTATCAATAAAATGTTGAACGTACATTTGCACTCTTGCTTTCGGTATTTTGTATGTTTTAGTTCTATACTTGCCACCAACAACCATCCCGCCTTCCCCGTATCCATCCCCATAACCTGAGTCATCGTATCCCGCGTAAGCCATTTTTTAATATATACTATACTAAGAAATAATTATTAAGAAAAGCGTTAAAATTTTGACATCATTTTCTTCAGTTTTTTCGCATACTCATCCATTTTTTTATTCTGTCTCTCGCGGTACGCCATAAGGAGTAATGCTTCAGTGACGTTTGCCGCGACCATATCATATTTAGTCGTTACAAATGCTTGATTAGGAGCGGTAGTTTTAAATTCGTCGTGCACACGCTTGGCGAGACTGTATAAGTGATTAAGTTTGTTGTTGTCACTTTTCTTCTCAATCGGCTTCCACTTATCGGATGTCGGAAGCGATAGACTTGTTTTAACGGCGGTCATATAATATAATGTGATACTATAATATATGAAACGGATTAAGTTCGGACACAAGAACACAAGCACACAACCTGTTATACCTGACAAATTAGTCGAGGAATTAACCGGCATAATTGCCCAACACGCGCAAGAAACCCCCGCAAGTGTTGATATTATTGTCAATCCTGTTGTATCTGAAGTACCAACGGAACCAACACCTGAAGATTTAAATAATAGGGTAAATGATATTGTTGATTCCATGGAAACACAGCCAATTGAACCCATTGATCCAAAAAATACTTTGGATAATGCAGACATTAATGAATTATTCGGGTTTGACGTTGATCTATCAGAGTTCAAACAAAAAATTCTTGAGACAATAGACAGTAAAATATCAAGTGCAATGTTGGCAGCACCCACCGGCAATAATTCGGAGTGCAACACAATAAAAAATCTCGTTATCAAAGAAAGAGAAACCGCACGGTTTGTCATCTCAACTGAAAATCAATGCGCCATTATGGGGTTCACTTATGATTTAATAACCCCGACTAATCTAATTTGCACTTCCCATATTGAGAAGATAACGGGAAACAATGTTTCAATTATCATTAACAATCTAAATAATAAGGTTGTTACTTTCGGTATTCAATATATCGCTTTCTTTTAAATTGTTACATTATTATATATGTTACAATCAGTTCACTTCAAGAAATCACTGTTCACGCTCGCCGGAACTAAAAAATGGGTTATATCTCATGATTTACACCCAATAAAGACAGTGCATATTACTGATACATTTTACGAATACCGCATTAATCCGCCCAAAAAAGGGATTTATTACAGCAAGTATATTGCGCCGGGTATCTTATTTGTGTTTATTGAGTAAAAAAAGGATGGGTATGTCTAATGTTCCAGATAATCCAAATGTTCCGGAAAAACGGCAACTCGCGGAAGTTTTTCCTGTAGGAAAAAAAGAGAGTATTATTAGTAATATTTTACCCGTTTAAAATAATTCTTGCGAGTTGGGGATTATCTGGAACATTGGGGATACCATCACTTATTATCTGGAACAAATCCGGAACACGTAAAAATTATCTGGAACATTGGGGATACCATCACTTATTATCTGGAACAAATCCGGAACACTTTTTTTTGATTCATTACTATTACTTTTTATTGGAACACGCAAAATTGAATTAATTATTTATATAAAAATAAAAATATTATCTTATTATATAGAAAGAAATAAAATAAAAATGCCATTAATTGATCCAACAATTACTTATGGTGAATATAAAAAAATCAGATATGGGAAATATAAATTATGGTTGGCGAAACAAGAACCCGAAAAACTGGCTGAATATAAGAAAAATACAACTCACAAAAAATATTATAATGGTCATTGTGATGTTTGTTGCGCTGATTTTGCCCGGCTTGATACGCATATAAAGGGGAAAAAGCATTTGAAACGGGCATCGGTTGTGCCATCTGAACCGGTACCAATATATGACGCAACAACCCCAACTAACACAAAAGAAAAAAAATAATTAAAAAAGTATAGGTTTTTTTATTTAATTTAGAAGTTTTATTTAATTTCTAAATATATTATATACTATAGGAAATGGAAAAATTAATCTCTTTTGAATCGTGCGAGTTTTTCGAAGGCGGGCTAGTTCAGGTAATATGCGACAATTGGGTGTCAATAATTCCCGAACTGTTAGAAATGGATTATGAAACCCCCGAAGATGACCGCAAAAAAAAATATGATTCAATTAAGAAAGATTTAACTAATTATTTAACATCTTCGAAACCCCACAATGAAATATCCGGGGTTAACATGCATAATGTAAAATATGCATATGCGAAGAAATCAAATAATTGTGGGCGTCAATTTAGCACAAATAGTATTTCACTACAGAGCATGCCACGTAAGATTAAAAATACCCTTACTCATAATCTTTACAATGATATTGACATTAAAAATGCTATGTTTTCAATATTATATCAATATTGTCTTAAAAAAGACTATCCCCGCAAGGAATTAAAAAAATCAATCTTGCACAACGAAGAATACATTAAAATTTTAATGGACACTTTGAATATTGACAGGAAAGCCGCAAAACAAATTAAAATTGGGTTAGCATTAGGTAAAACAAAAACGTACGATGTGGACTGGTTCGAACCATTCCAAAAAGAAATTAAACAAATTCATACTCTTATAATGGCTGATGAAGAAAACAAATATTTGATTGCCAAAATAAAGACAGATAAGGGGAAGTTTGGCACTTCTGGCATTCAATGTTATAATTTACCCGGCAAAGTATGCGGGCACATTATTTTTAACATCGAGAACTTAATTTTATGTTCATGTATCGAATTTTTAAAACAAGAAAAAATTAATATTGAACACCTTGTTTTATCGTTCGATGGGTTCATGAACCTAAAAACAAGCATGGAAGTTACCCCCGAGTTTCTCGAGAATTTAAGCGCTTGTGTAAAGTCAAAAACTGGTTATAAAATGGATTTCGTAAATAAACCAATGACCGAAATAATTGATTTGTCGAAGTATAAAATAATTACTCAACCGGTTATAACTGTCACAAATGATGTGCAAGCGTGCATGGAAGTATTAAAAGCAATGAACGGTAAAATATATAATTGTAACGGGAATTTATACATTAAAACACATAATACGAGAATATGGACACTTGACACAAATATAATTTCGAAAGAGATTATGTATGTCATGGGACAACTTCAAATATTTATGTTGTCTGAAACATCTAAAATCGCGGTTATGTACTCCCAAAACGTGCGCGGAATGGAAGCAGTGCAAAAATTGATAAGTAGTTATGCGCCAGAAAATGAAAAATTGGAAAAACACCTGCTCAAAAAATCAAAATGTAAATTGTTTTTTAAAGATTGCGTGTATGATTTTAAATTGGGTTGTGCGCGTGAAGAAACCGCTGATGATATGACCCCTGTACGTATTCCGCGTGATTATCCAACGACTTGCGATAAAGAAACTGAGACAATACTTATTAATTTATTGAATAGTATATTTGAGATTCAATTAAATGAAGACGGGGTTATTAAATCAATAACTAAAAATTGGCTTCAACATTGCGCGCGCGCTTTGGCTATGCATTATGAAGATAAACAGTTCGTCGCGATTATGGGGGCGAGAAATTGCGGTAAAGGTATTATATCGCATTTATTAGTAAATTCTTTTGATCCTTATGTGCAAGAATTCAACGCGAATAATTTTATTAAAAAACAAAGGCAAGGCGAAGATTGCGCGAAAAATCTAATGTGGACATTTGATTTAATGTACGCAAGAATAGGTATTTCAAATGAAAGTGACACGACAGTTAAAACGGACGATTCGATTAATTCGATTATATACAATGGCGATTTTATTAAAGCATTAACGGGAGGCGATCCGATACGCGCAAGAACGCTATATAAAACAGCAATTAAATTTATATTTCAGACAAGGTTATTTTTTCAAGGTAATGTATTACCGGATATTTACCCTACGGATACTTGCGAACAAATGACATTATTTAATTTACCAAGTAAATATTTAAAAAAATCAGAATATGAACAAAGGAAACAAGATAATGAGCTGGAAGATTATATGCGGTTGGGAGATTCGGAAATTAAAAATAAAATCATTAAACGGAAATTTACGGATGCATTCACCAGGATCGTGTTGTCGATGTATACCGAAAATCCGGTTGTTGATGTCAAGGAAATCGCGGATATCGGAGATAATTATAAATTTGACCAAGGCGACGAATTGACAATTTACAAATCAATGTTTGATTTTTCGGATACAAAAGCCGAAATGTTCAGCGAAGATGTGAATAAATTGTTAAAGGATAGATGTCCCAATATGTCATCCCAAAAAGTGAAACGATTTTTAACGGCAAATATGCGCGTTACATTAAAGAAACAACGATTAGATGGGCAATGTCGGCAAGTATATACAGGAATAAAAATAAAACAAAAAATAGAACACAAAGATCAAAAATCGGTTGTCACGGCTTTTGATGAAGTAGATAAAGATGATATGTAAAATTAATATTTTCTATATAGTAAATTTTGAGTTAATGAGTGCCCCATTTGCGCACTTAATTTTTCCAGTTCGTCATTACTAACTGTAAAATTGCCATAATAATTAGTCAAAAAAGAGTGCCTCAATCCACTTGCAGAACAACCCACTAAGGTTTTAAGTCTGTAAATCATCTGAAACGAGGTTTTATATCCGAGCAATGACCCACTTATTTCTATTTCAGCAATCTTCGCATAATTCATTATAATTTTATGCAACTCTTCAGGGCAATCAAGAATTTGTTGTCCATAGTGCGCCGATGTCTTGTACACATTAAATACAAATTGTTTTTGATTGGCGTAATAATAATTAAATCGCGGATTATCTGTTTCTTGTGGTTTCACACATAATTTCATTTTGAGATAATCGGTTATTCTTCTTGGGGGCATCATCGTATATAGACACAATAAAACATACTCTTTAAATTTATCGTGTGCCAAACACTCGTCACGTATTTTGATGACATCTTCCCATTTAGGAATTTGTTTTTGTTCCCGCCCCGTTTTCTTATTGCTTCTTTCTTTCGCTTCACTTGTGCTTCTCAAATGTGATATAATTAATTTATAATTAAATAAAGCAGGGTCCTCCGGATTTTCGTGTTTCAGTTTCCATACTATAGCACATATAATGCCTTTAATGTAACTTGCACTTAATTTTTTGCCTTTCGCGTCGTCCATTTGTAGTACTTTTAAAGTGGCTATCGGATCATGTATATCTATTTTATCTTCAAAACGAGACAAAACATATTTATAAAACTTTGTTGTGTTTTCTGATGCCATATATAATATAGTAATATTATATAATCTGTTTAATTTAATAATGCGGGTATAATATGTTTAATGTCTTTGATTTTGCCCCCGATATATGTAAAAAAAAATGTCTTCATTTTGTATATATTATAGTACGATTTAAATTAATCTAATTAATTTAAATTATTTATTGAATCATTTTATGTTTCTGGCTCATTAAATATTTATCCACAATAGCCCAATATTGGGTTTTATATTTATTGGCGACATCTTCGCTTATTTTGTGATAGATTGTATCAATAAGTGATATGTGTGCGATTCTACCGGGCGTTGGTCTTCTGATATCTAATGTAAAATATAAACACAGTCCGTTTTCAATCATCATTTTGTTTCTTAATCTTGTTAATTTTTTTATCGGGATACTTGTTCTTAAAAATTGGTGTATTTTATGTTGGTCTGGATAATTATTTAACTGCATTATACAATCTGCCATTTTATATTGATGGTCTTCTTCTGCTTTAGCAATAACCCAATCATCCATAAGTTTTTGAAATAAAACGAAGTATTTTATCCGTTCCAAAACGTATTTATCCGCAAACTGAAGAGGTGAAGATTGCATTTTTAGAAAATAAACTTTTTCTTCTATATAATAATTCTATAGAAAAAAAATTTGTTTTTAAACGCACTTTTAGTTTTTATTAGTTTTTGGGTTTTTTTTCGCATCGGCACAACTTTTTTTTGCCCATCTCGGTTTAATCCTTGCTACACGCGGCGGCTTAGTCGCCGCCTTCCACGCGTTCCGCTTCGCTTCACGCTCGCCCGGCGCTTCGCTTCGCTTCGCCCGGCGCCCGGCGCTTCGCTTCGCTTCGCCCGGCGCTTCGCTTCGCTTCGCCCGGCGCCTCACCTCGCGCGGGCAAATC